AAGCCTGAGCCGAAGAAAGACCTCAACCAGATCCACGCCGATTTTTGGGCGAACCGTAAGTAAGGAGCCGACATGCCCTCGTTGCAAGCTTATACATTCCGCATGCCGGCTGGTTTTGCCGGTGATCTTCAGCGTGCTGAAGTAGCGACTATCGAAACCCAACTCATCAGCACTGCTGCGCCGCCGACCGTGTTTGGCGTCGCCGTGAAACTGGTTTCGGGTGCGATTCAGCCGATTAACCTTGCTGGCGACACCGCCGCACTGGTCTACGGTATCAACCTGCGCCCTTACCCGATCCAGGGTAACGGCACCGATCCGCTCGGCACATCGACGCCGCCGGTTTCGGGCGTGACTGACATCCTGAAGCGCGGTTACGTGAACGTGTCGCTGGGCGGCACGACTGCCGCAGCCAAGGGCGGTCTCGTCTACGTTCGTGTGGCGAATCCGGCATCTGGCAAGCCGCTCGGTGGCTTCGAAGCTGCTTCGGATACCACGAACACCGTCGTCCTTCCGGCGAATACGTACTTCACCGGCCCTGCCGATGCGTACGGAATTTGCGAAATCGCATTCAATATTTGAATCCCCGGCGCCTAACAGCGCACCTCAGAGATCCGCTTAGGCGGGTTTTCGCATTTCTGGAGCATCAATAAATGGACATGTCTGTTCAAAAATTCCTCAAGCGCCGGGAAATCGCTGAAGCGTCGCGGAAAGCAATCCGCCGCTTCACGACCGACGAACAATTCACCTACGACCGCGCAACGGTCGACTCGACAGGCGTGTTCCTGGTCGGGCAGCTCGAACGTCTGGATCAGACGCTCAATGAGCCGCTGGTTGAATTCACCTGGTCGCGCGACATCGAGATTCGTACCGATGTTTCGCCGGCTGACGAAATCGCGTCGTGGACGAACTCCGCGTTCGCGATGTCAGGCGGTATCAATCCGGGCGGCCTGAACTGGATCTCCAACGAAGGGAATGCACTCGCCGGCCCGTCGCTGGATATCGGCAAGACGCCGCAGCCGATGCGCCTGTGGGGTGCTGAAGTCAAGTACACGGTGCCCGAACTGGTGAAAGCCCAGAAGCTCGGCATGCCGGTGGACGCGCAGAAGGTCGAAGGCATGAACCTCAAGCGCAACATGGACCTGGACAACATCGTCTATTTCGGCGATTCGTCCGTCGGCTTCACCGGCCTGGTGAACTCGAATTCGCTGGTCGGTGGATTCCAGAACGTCGCAAACGGCGCTGCTGGTACGCCGCAGTGGACCACCAAGACGGCCCTCGAAATCCTGAAGGACGTCAACGAAATTCTGACGACCACCTGGATGAATTCGGGCTGGAAGGTGCTGCCAGATACGCTCCTGGTGCCGCCGGCACAGCTTGGATTTATCGCAAGCCAACCGGTCAACACCGCTGCACAGAAGACCATTCTCGCGTACATCATCGAGAACAACATCTGCGCACAACAAGGTCAGAAGCTGAACATCCTGCCGCTGAAGTGGTTGATTGGCGCCGGCGTGGGCGGCACACCGGGCACGATCGGCAACGACCGTATGGTCGCGTACAACAAGAGCAAGAAGTACGTCCAGTACCCGATGACGGAACTGCAGCGTACACCGCTCGAGTATCGCTCGCTCTTTCAGATCACTACTTACTGGGCACGCTTCGGTCAGGTCGAGTTCCGCTACAACACGACTTTGTCCTACCGCGACAACATCTGAGCGGTTGCCGGGAGTCGTTGTAATATAGACCTCTCCCGGCTGTTCTCCGGAGCAAACTATGACCCGAATCGCCAATCAGGACTTCACCCTGACCCGCGACGACTGCCGGCCGCTTCCGTTTGTGGCTGGAGAGGAAATCCCCGCTGAGTACGAATCGCACTGGTGGGTATTGCTGCACAGTGACGAAACCGCAGTTTCAGAGTCGGTTGTAGTCGAAGAAAAACGCAAGCCAGGTCGACCGGCGAAAGCATGACAACCCTTACTCCATCCCAGTTCCGGTCTGACTTTCCGGAGTTCGCCAACACGGCGATCTATTCCGATGCGCTGGTCCAGATGTGGCTGACTGTCGCGGCTTCGCTGGTCAATGGCGCGCGGTGGATGGAGTTGACCAACATCGGTCTCGAGCTGGTGACGGCACATCATCTGGTGCTGTCACTGCGGGACCAGACCGCGGCGTCTGTAGGTGGCGTTCCCGGCCTCATGACTGGCCCGACCTCGGCGAAGTCCGTCGATAAGGTCAGCACGAGTTACGACACGGGCGCCGCGACGCTGGATGGCGCAGGCTTTTTTGCATTGACATCGTATGGCATTCGCTTCCTGACGCTGGCCCGCATGATGGGTGCTGGTGGGATGCAGGTCTGACCGAGGTTCATATGAAGTCCGGCGCTACGATGACGGCCGACAAGATGGCAGCGCTCATCCGGTCAATCACTAAACTTGCGCAAAAGGATGTGCTGATCGGCATTCCCGATAGCGCGCCCGAGCGTGACGACACGCCGATGACGAATGCGCAGATTGGCTACGTCATGGAAACCGGTTCGCCGGCCCATAACGTGCCCGCCAGACCGTTTCTGGTTCCTGGCGTGCAGGATGTGCAGGCTGAATGCGCTGAGCGTCTGAAACAGGGCGCCACGGCTGCGCTGGAAGGCAATGATTCGGGCGCCATGCGCGCCTTGACGACGGCCGGCCTGATTGCAGAGGCATCCGTCAAGCAGAAGATCGGCAGCAACATCCCGCCCGCACTCTCACCCGAAACGATTCGCAACCGGCGAAGAAGCCGGCAGACGCAAAGCATGCGCAAGAGCGAGAAGGATTATCTGAAGGCGGTTGCCGATGGGGTTGATCCTGCGCAAGCCCAGACGGCGACCGGCATCATCCCGCTTGTGAATACTGGCAGCATGCGCAACTCGGTTACTAGCCTGGTGCGCGACAAGAAGTAAATCGCCTCACACCCATACTGAGCCCCGATTCGTCGGGGCTTTTTCATTTCAAGGTCGCAAATGGCCCTCCCTGATTTCGTTTTCACTGGCGAAGCAGTGCTTTCCGCCAGCGGCACGTCTGCGACCGTTACGGTTCCTGCGACTGGTACGCCGACCCAGGTCATCGTGACAAATCTCGGACCCGCTGTCGCTTTCATTGGCTACGGTGCGTCTGTCACGGTTGCTACTGGTCATCCTGTTTTGCCGAATGTGCCGGTGGTGATGAACCTGAATTCAAACACGGCTATCGCTGCGATCACGACGGGTGATCCCGCTTCGCTCCGCATTACTGCCGCCAAGTAACCATGCCGCTCCTCGACGTCTCTGAAATTTTGCTAGATCCGGATTTCGTGGACAGCCTTGTCTGTATGCGCAACACACAGACGGTCGACGACAACGGGATTGCCACAGATACGCCGACCACGACTCCGTTCTATGGCGTGGTGACTAATAACACAGGCGACCTGTTGATGCGCCTGGCTGAAGGGTCGCGTATCACTGGCTCTATCACCGTGCACAGCCAGTTCAACCTGATAGCCGGCAACGACGGAATCGATGCCGACATCGTGACGTGGAATGGCCGGCAATACACCGTCACTAACGTAGGCGACTGGTCCCGGTTCGGGATTGGCTTTACTGCAACAAACTGCGAACTGATTCCGCTGACAGGTGGCTCGAGTGGGCAATGATTCGACGACGCCGGGATATTTGGTCCCGACAGCGCCTTCGCCTCCACTTGAGGATGCCGATCTTGATGCGGTGTTCCAGCAGATGGTTGTGGGCCTGACCGGTCTGCCGGGAAATCTGGTACGCCCTCGCTGGCAGCCGACTGTGCCGCAGCAACCAGAGCCCTCGGTCAACTGGTGCGCGATCGGCGTCACGTCAAGCGATGCTGATGCAAACCCGGCAATGATCCATAACGGTTCGGGCGACGGTTCCGATATCCTGCAGCGCAATGAAATCCTGACGGTGCTGCTGAGTTTCTACGGGCCGAATGCAAGCGCCAATGCTGCGCAGGCTCGTGACGGTATTTACGTGTCGCAGAACAATGCAGTCCTATCCGGTTTTTCGATGGGGCTGGTTGGCGTCGGGAAAAAGCGTGCAGTGCCTGAACTGGTCAACCAGCAATGGGTGCGCCGGTTCGATTTCGAAATGACGGTTCGTCGCGAGATTATTCGCACCTACAACGTCCTCACCGTCCTGTCGGCAGATGGCACCGTGGATTCCGACCCGCGAACCATCCCCTTCACCGTTTCCGAATAACCCCTCGAAACACCTTCTGAGCCCGCCGCGAGCGGGCTTTTTCTATTGGGATCCGCACAAATGACGACGGCTCAACTTCCTATTTCCCGCCTGATCCAGGGGACGGTGAACCTGTCGCCCAATGCGGCCCAGGCGCAGAACCTGAATACCGAACTGATCCTGGGCTCGTCGCCCGTGATCGATGTGAATTCCCGGATGCGCTCGTATACCGGCATCACTGCTGTCGCTGGTGATTTCGGCACGACAGCACCCGAATATCTGGCCGCGGTTGACTGGTTCGGCCAGATTCCCTCGCCAGCCAATGTACTGATCGGCCGCTGGGCGCAGACTGCGACCGCGGCTGAACTGTTTGGCGCATCACTTTCTGTTGCTCAGCAGTTGATGAGCGCATGGACCGCGATCACTGCTCCCGCATTCTCGGTCACGATCAACGGAACGCCGTACACGATCTCGCCGGCCAGTTTCGCGACGCAAACCAACCTGAACGGTATCGCATCGCTGATCCAGACCGCGCTAGCCGCCGCTGTGGCCGGCTCGACCTGCGTGTGGAATTCGAGTTTTGCCCAGTTCCAGATCACGGACGGCTCGACCGGTGCGACATCGACCCTGAGCTTTCTGAGCGCTCCGACTGCTTTCGGTGCGGTGACGTACTCGGTCAACCCGACCGCAGCAGCTACCGTCACGATCGGCGGCACTGTGGTGACGTTCGTGTCGGCCCTGACCACTGGTAACCAGATCCTGATTGGCGCGACGCTATCGGCGACCTTGGTTGCCGCGGTGACGTTCCTGAATCAGTCCACCGATACCAACCTGTCGAAGGCAGTGTATTCGGTCAATCAGGCTGGCACCGCACTCCAGATCGTCTACAAGACGGCAGGCACGGCAGGCAATGCATTCACGCTGGCTGGATCGGTTGGCACAGTCTCGGGCGCGACCCTGACGGGCGGCAGCGGTACGGACATCTCTTCGATGCTCGGCATGACCGCCGCATCGTCGGGCGCATTTGTCGCCCAAGGCGTTAATGCTGAATCGGCAGTTACGGCCGCAACCCTGTTCGACAATCAGTTCGGCCAGCAATGGTACGGATTGACGGTTCCGCAAGCAGCCGACTCCGACCACCTTGCGCTGGCTGCATTCTGCGAAGCGACGACCAACAAGCACTTCTACGGTGTGACGACGCAAGAGGCTGGTGTTCTGACAACGCAGAGCACGACCGATATCGCATCGCAGTTGCAGGCACTTGGCTACAACAAGACATGCTCGCAGTTCTCGAGCAATAGCGCCTACGCAGTGAATTCGCTTCTTGGCCGCCAGTTGACGGTGGACTACACCGGCAACAACACGGTCATCACCCTGTTCTACAAACAAGAGCCGGGTGTTCAGGCTGAAACGCTCAATGCCACCCAGATGGCTGCGCTCGAAGGCAAGAACTGCAACGTCTACGTGGCCTACAACAACGGCTCGACGATCATCGAGCCGGCCAAGGTTGCATCGGGCGAGTACATCGACACCATCGTTGGCATGGATGCGTTCTGTATCGATGTTCAGAACGCGCTGTTCAACCGTCTCTTCACGAGCACGACGAAGATTCCGCAGACCGATCCCGGCATGCACATCCTCGCGACGGACATCGAAGGCGTTTGCCAGCAGTACGTCAACAACGGTTTGTTTGCACCCGGCACGTGGAACAGCGGCGGCTTCGGCACGCTAAATACGGGAGACTTCCTGCCCAAGGGCTACTACGTCTTCCAGCCGACTGTCGCATCGCAAAGCCAGGCTGACCGCGCTGCACGCAAGTCAGTTCCGTTCCAGATCGCCGTAAAGCTGGCGGGCGCCGTACACGACGTCGACTTCGCCGTGTCCGTCAATCAATAAGCGAGATAACACATGAGCGCATATAGCTTTCAGGACTTTTCCCTGACTCTGACGGGTCCGGGCGGCGCAATCACTCTCGGTGACGGCGCGGGCGATGCAAAAGAAGGCGTGACTTTCGAGTTTGTCGAAAACGCCAACACGATGGTCATCGGTGCTGATGGCACGTCCATGCACAGCCTGAACCCGGGCAAGGGTGGACGCGCCACGGTGCGCCTGCTGAAGACCTCGCCGACTAACGGCAAACTCTCGGCAATGTACAACTTCCAGCGCACGTCGTCGGCCAACTGGGCGCAAAACGTCATGGCTGGTTCGGATATCGTCCGCGGCGAGCAGTACTCCTGCCAGCAGGTCGCGTTCTCGAAGTTCCCGAATAACACCTATGCAATGGAAGCCGGCACGATCGAATGGGTGTTCGATATCGGCGTGATGGACCCTGCTCTGGCCGTTGGGGTGTAATCCATGACCGACATCGTTGAAGTCGGCGGCCAGAAATACCGGATCGGCCGCATCGACGCGCGCAAGCAGTTTCACGTGGCGCGGCGCCTTACTCCGTTGCTGGCCGGGATGGCCGGCATGAGTTCAGTGCCCGATAAAAGCGACGGATTCGCTGCGTTCCTAGGCCCTCTTACTGATGCACTGTCGGGCATGTCTGATGATGACGTGGACTACGTGCTCGATGCGTGCCTCGGTGTTTGCCAACGCATGCAGGCGAATGGCCAGGGCGCACCTGTCGTCGCACGTGGCGGCGGTCTCATGTTCGAAGACATCGACATGGGTCAGATGGTCCAGCTCGCCGTGAAAGTGATCCAGGGGAACCTGGGCGGTTTTTTTCCCGGCGCGGTAGCGGCGTAAGCGCGAGCCAGTCTCAAAACACCTCGCTGCTCTCGCTGCCTGACGGCGAAGACTGGTTGCTTCAACCCGTCATGGAGCATCTGTGCAAGTACGAATCCCTCATAGACGGGACGCTGGGTCTAGAGGACATCGCGCTTCTTAACGATGCAATCGCCGTGCGCTCAGCCAACGAAGAAATACTCAGACAGCAAGCGGAGCGTAATAAATGAGCGATAACGTGCTCCGGGAGTTCCTCGTCAGTTTGGGCTTTACCATCGATGAAGCGTCGATGAAGAAGTTCACGACCTCGGTCGAAGCCGTTACCAAATCGGTCAAGACGGTTGGGCTTGAGGTCGCTGCTGCTGCAACTGGCATTATTGCGGGCGTAAAGATCATCTCTAACCAGATGGAGAATCTTTACTACGCGTCGCAGCGTACCGGTGCGACCGTTGGGAACATCATGGCCCTGCGGTATGCCGCGGGTCAGATTGGTCTGACTGCAGATCAGGCGCAAGGCGCACTCGAGAATTTCGCTCGTACGCTTCGCCTGAATCCCGGTTCCAGTGGCCTGCTCGATTCGCTGGGCGTCACCGGAAAAGACCCCGCAGAGAAATTCGACAGTTTCATCGGCAAAGCGAAGCAGATGCAGCCCTATGTGGCTGCTGCCTACGCACAGTTGTTCGGCATCGATCCCGACACGCTGCTGATGCTAGAGCAGGGACAAGACAAGCGTCTTGCAGCCGAACAGCAGTACCGCAAAAAGCTCACTGAGTTCGGGATCGATCCGGATCAGGCGGCGCAATCTGGCGTCGATTTCAATAACTCACTCCGGTCTGTCAAGGATACGTTCAACGATCTATGGATCGTAATCGAGTCCAAGCTCGCCCCGGTTCTCACACCGCTCGTCAACCAGTTTGAGAAGTTCGCAGAGAACCATGCCGGAGAAGTTGCGCAGGGCATTGCAGATGCGGTTCAGAGTCTTGCGAACTGGATCCAGAGCGTCAACTGGAAGAAGGTAGGCGACGATATCGTTTCCGTCTATCACGCTATTGGCGGCCTGAAGGGAATTCTGATCGGGCTCGCTGCAATTCAGTTGATGCCACTCGTAACGGGGATTCTCAATCTCGTTGCTGCTGTGGTGCGACTCGGTGGCGTGGCGGCTGGCGGTGCTATCGGCGCCCTACTGAAAGTACTAGGTCCTATCGCCCTGCTCTTTCATAGTGAAAACCTGAATCAGGGCGAGGATGATAAGGTCGCCCAGAACCAGGCGGCGGCCGGCGCGATCGACCCAGCGACATTCGATTTCAATGGGCCAGCAAATCGCGGAGGGAAGACTCCATCCCCTCAGCCGATGTACGATGACTCGTTCGGCTCGATCATCGAGATTCCGCCCAGCAATGCGCCACGCGGAATCAGGAATAACAACCCTGGAAACATCCGTTTCGGTAAGTTTGCGCAACAGACGGGCGCGACCGGCCAGGATGACAAGGGCTTCGCCGTGTTCCAGTCGATGGGTGACGGGATCAAGGCCGCGATCAAATTGCTTGAGGGCTATGTATCCAGGGGATACGACACCGTTCGCTCGATCATTTCGAAGTGGGCGCCCTCGAGCGAAAACAACACTTCAGCATATGTCGATGCTGTCGCCAAGAAACTGGGCATCTCCGCAGATGCAAAGCTGAATGGCGATCAACTCGGCGGCGTTGCCAATGCGATCTTCCAGCATGAAAACGGTCGGGCGTTCGGCAATGTCAATGCGATGAGCGGCGCACGTCTCGGTGCTGGAGGCGGCTCATCGCCGGGCATCAAAATCCAGCAGGAAAACACGTTCCATATCGACGGGTCGTCCGATCCGCAGGGGACCGCTCGAGCTGTGAGTGGCGAACAAAGCCGTGTTAATGGCGACCTCGTAAGAAACTTCGCTGGAGCATTTAGATGAGCGTATTGGGAAACGCGGTTGCAGCAGGGCAAATCCTGATTCAACTGCTAACCAATAAGCCGAAGCGCGGTTTTGATGATGGATCGGGGACTTTATTCGTCCCGGATGCAACGATTGAAGAAGCTCATACGGACGAAACGGAGATCACGGACCATCCCGTAGAACAGGGAACCGTTATCTCCGATCACGCCTTTAATCGCCCGTCCGAACTAATCGTCACGGCTGGGTGGTCTGATAGTCCTAACAATTCTGGTCTGGCAAACCAGATAGTAGG